ACAGGTTTGCGGCCACCTTTGTAATCCTTGTTCATAGAACGTTTACGTTGAGAGCCCTCATGGCCATCCCAAGCGACAATAACTTCGTTGGCGTTAAAGTCCCTTGCGACCTTCTGTAATGACTTTAGAAAGCCAATTGTGCCGCCCACAGGGTTACCTTTGCGGTCCATGTGTGGACTAACAACATAAGAGCGCAAAAACATATTCAGCGCGTCAATAATAATTACGTTTTTCATTTATCCTCCAAGATGTGTTTACATTATAACACATTCTGAAGAGGTTGTCAAGTAGAAAGTACAAAAAAACCCCAAGACCGAAGTCAAGGGGTTATTGAGAGTTCCTTCAGGATTAACCTTCGTTGGACTCTTCGTCAATTCCAAAGTTTTTGCCTTCAGAATCGAACTTTTTAATGATTTCTTCATCCATGATGTCGAATACAACAGAGCGGAACTCGTCGTCTTTCAACTTATCTAACCATTGAGATCGCTGAAATTTGTATTCCTTTCCGTCTCGGCTATATAACTTGTTCCATGCTCCTGCTTTGAAACGATCAGAGCCAGATGCTCTTAGTGCCTCAAGCCATGATTCTTCATCTTGGATTCCCACATCTTTGCCCCAGAGAATCTTAAAGCCACATGTGCGACCTTCGGATCCGAAACGGGACTTCTCAACCTTTACTTTCACTTCAGATCCTACACGGAGTCCAGAATCGTCTGTGACATAAGAGGCTTTTGCTTTACGCTTTGTAAGCCAGATTCGAAGAGAACAGAAGTATTCAATTGCCTTTCCGCCGGGAGCAACATAAGGGGTTGTCATGGCTTCTGCGACATTTGAAGTAATGTTCGTCTTAAGTTGGTTGATTAGCAACATTGTGCATTGCTGATTCGCCAATGGAATAGTAAGCTTTGGAAAAGCTTTTCCGAAGATGCGGGGCTTCACAGCCATTGACGATTGAGGATTAAAATCACCTTCGAGGTCCTTCTCGGAAGAAGTTGCTGCAATGGAGTCCCAAATAAATAGAAACTGGGTTTCTGAATACTCGGACATTAGATCCTCAATTGTTTCCAAGGTTTTCTCAACGGATACTGCTTGGATATATAAGAAATCATTATTAATATCGATACCAGAACTCTTGAGGAAGTTTGGATCGATTGCGGACTCAGCATCGAAATAAACAACGCAGTGTCCCATCTTTTGTGCTTGTGCAGCGATCTGACATGCCATATAGGACTTGCCAGCACTGGATAAACCAGCGAGTTCGGTAATCTTCCCAACGGGAATACCGGCCATCTCACCGCGACAAATGATAGAATCCAACCAGCGTGAGCCAGTTGGAATCCATTCTTTGACCTCGGTAGGATTGTCTAAGTTAAGATCGTGAGCAATGTCAAGTCCGACTTTTTTATTGACGAACTTTTTCATTGACGCGATGTCAATCTTACCTGCCTTGGTCATTACATCACCTCGTCGTTAGGGTAACAAACGCCAAGTTCATCATTTGTTTTAAATTCTGATGTCTCGGTTTCTTCAGTCTCTTCTTCTGTTTCCTCGGACGAACCTGTGTCTTCGGTTTCTTCAGAAGAAGTTTCTTCAGTTCTTTCTTCAACGACTTCTTCAGTTGCGGTGTCTCGAGTTTCCTCTTCTTTATCACCGCAGGCAAAGAATAGGGTTAATAGTAATGTAGTCATGTTTACTCCTTAATTTATATAAACTTAAGGCACCTGTGAACCCGTGCCTTCCTGCGGTAATTGTCTTTATAAAGACTGTCGTCTAGTTAATCGACGCAAATTATCTGCGAATCTACTCTCGATATTATCGAAAGCTTCTCTCAAAGTGTCCGAACACTCACCATTTAAAGATTGTAATCTTTCATAATATAAAGACCAGCCAATTGAGATAAGAAGCATTCTAGTAGAATCTTTAGTTTCTGCTGACTTATTATTGTAATGATTTCTAATAAATTCATTATCAGTATTAATCTTAATCACATACTTAAAAGAAGAGTTATCATTGGAATTTAATTCTATTAGAATTGGTAAATTGTATTTACTACAGGGCTCATCAACAATCTCAAATCCATGCTTTGGCTTTGATACAACTGTTTCGGGGGTAACTTTAACTAGTTTGTCTTTTGAACCTCTGGGATCATTAGGATCTTGAGGGCCTACTTTAACATCCCTTAAGACGTCAGAAGCATCTTGACCCATTTTTTGTAAATCTCTTTCAGATTCTTCTTTTGTTTGAGAAGTGTCTCGAGAGTCTCTTAGATCTGAATAGTGTTGAACCCAGGGTTTTAGCGAACTAACCACTGCGTCAACAAGACTGGAATTTGGAGAAACTGAATCTTTTGAGTTTGACAAATTCATGAATTCATCAGAGTCTTCATGAAAATACAATGCCCATCGAATGTCTCGGCGGTTTTGAGACTTCTCCCACAACCCAGGCCATCTAGAGCCTCCGAAGACACCAGACTCTACAAGGCGGTTGTTTCTGAAAATGTTACCTCCTGATTTTGCCATTCTTCCGTGGCTTTTTTTAGGGTGGTTGTAGACTGAGACGGCTCTAAGCTTAATCCCAGAATTAGTCTCTGATGGCTCAACGACATACATATCAATCAATTGCTCCGTGAGGGGATTATTCCACTCCAAAGGATCGTCATAACGGACAGACTCTCCGCCTATAGTAATAGATAGGCATTCCGTATACAAAGAATGATAATACGTCTTACCATACTGTTTCTTCAAGACACCTGAGACTTGTTTAATATTAAGGTTCGTCATTCTGTCTAAGTTTGTTAGATAAATCAAAGTACCAGAATCCGAATTCATTTTATCAAGGTATGAATCGAGCATGGCAACATAAAATAGATTAGAAGGGTCTGTTGGGTCTAGAGATTGAGAGCCCCAAGCATCACGAGATTGTACTTCATGTAGATCATATTTTCGAATATTGTATTCTCCATTTTTCTTTGTAATGGTCACTTTTACGGCAGCAAGGGCTAATGCACCATTTGTACCGCCCATTCCGAATTTGCCATTATCATGCTCTCCATAGTCTCGATCAGCTCCAAGAGCAAATGAGTTTTTTAACTCATTATATGACATTCCGTCACCGTCGTCAGCTATAATAATAGCGTTCATTTTATTTGGATTATTTGACTCAAAATCAACAATGACCTGTGTACAGTTAGCATCTTGTGAATTATCTATCATTTCCAAGATTGCTGTTTTGTATTCGTATCCACTGGATCTCATACTATTAATGAATTTTGCACCAATCGGTGCTGGGTCGAACTTGATATCGGCCATATTTTGCATATATTCTGCGTTACTTAATGATGACATTTTTACTCCACGTCTTAATTATTTTTACCCACTGCTTTAGCGAGCAATTATAGTGAACCATATAATATTTCTCCCACAATATGAGGAGAATTTTAACTCCAAAATACAAAGAAGGTTCAATCATCATATCTAAGAGTTTAAAAAAAGGCCGTTTTTGTAACCACGGGAAAACGGCCAAACCCTCAACAACACAGGAGGACCTACGACTTAATCTTCACTCATGAATGCAGCGAAAGCTTGATCCACACTCTCTCCAGTTTGCTTGTTGAACTTTTGCGTCTCTGTAGAAGAGGACTCTGCTGAAGAGTCGGAGGACAGGTAACCATCCAGCAGAGCTTGGACCTCTTCCGCGGTCTTGCGATCAAATAAATCGTCGATCACAGGGACGGAATCCAAAAGTTCTTGACAATCAGCGATGTTATCGTCACACAAGATTGATGGACGACGACGAGGTTGAAGAGTTGTCTTCGGGAAAGTACCGGGAGTTCCAGGAACATTATAGTTCAACTTAATATCAGTACCAGTTTGAGGGTCTGTAATATCTCCATAGTCAGGATCTAAGACATATCCCAAAAGGGTCTCATATGCGGTCTTACCATAAGCCCAAATTTTTACTCCTTCACTTTCGTTACCTCGAACAAGGACTGGTGAGTAGTATCGCTTTCGCGCAAACATTTTCTTAGCTTCATTCTTTAGATTTTGATCGTCATTTTCAACACCATCTCGCCAAAGCTTAGATGCAAAGTCACAGATTGGGCATTCGCCTCCATCGTTGCGCTTGTTGCAATAGATTCCAGGATTCTTTCCTACATTGTAGTGAAAGTGGAATTCACGGAACGGATCGCCATCTGCAGTTGGAAGAATTCGAATCATCTGGTCTCCAGCTTTTGGTCGCCACATAGTTGATTTACTTCCAGATGGTTTTCCACCGGTTTTACTCGCGTTTAATTTAGCACGCATTGCTTCAAGATTAATAGCCATAATAATTTACTCCATTGGTTATTTTTTTGTGTTTTATCACTAAGGTAGGCAGGGTTTCAACCATACCCCCATCGTGTATTTATATTATAACATAGTTTTGATACCTTGTCAAGTATTTTTTTAAAGTTTTTTAGAAAATAGGCACTCTAGGATTTGAACCTAGGACCAAAGGATTATGAGTCCCCTGCGCTAACCGCTGCGCCAAGTGCCCATGAAACTTGCATTTCCTAATCACATCTATAGAGTCGCACATAATCAGCTGGACTTCCATGGATTTGCCATCCGGCTTCGAACCACGAGAAATTTGAAGCAGCGTTGATAAAACAAAACTTGCCAACATTAACTCCGTCTTGATTATACATCCACAAGCAACTGGAATCTTCGATATAAACCAAACTGATTTTGATTTTATCTTGTGCTGGTGCTTTAATGGTCATGCTGCCTTTCTCCATTAAGAAATAACTGCTATAGCATGTTGATAAACTCTCGGAATAACGACCGAACCAAAGTGAATCGTCAGCTTGCGCTGTTCCAATAAGTGTAGAAAATAATAGTGATAACATATGTCCTCCTTGTTATAAAAAATCCCCTTGATTCTCTACATGCATCCTGTACATAAGGTACTAGCAAGGGGAAAGTGGTACTCCCGACAGGATTCGAACCTGTGACCGTCCGCTTAGAAGGCGGATGCTCTATCCAGCTGAGCTACGGAAGCAAAAAAGCGGCCTTTTGGTGGGTAGCCGCGAACCCAAAGCACTAAAACAGATTAACTGTTACATCTTGTGTTTGACTTGTGATGTTTCCAATTTGTGTATTGGAATTAAATGTACGATACGCTTGACGATCAATATCATATACAGTTTCCATTCCTTCCCTTAGGTTCCGCTCTTGATGAATCGTTGGAAACGTTCCATTTGGAGCCTCGGAAGGTCGGATAAAATTCATTGTTCGGTTTTCGCCACGTTGTGTGACAAATGTTCCGCTATATACTGTTGTACTAATTGTGTTGCTCATAAAACCTCCATATTGTTTTGAGTCATTGTTGATATTTATATTATAACATATCCAAAAGGGTTTGTCAAGTAGAAAGGCAAACTTTTTTCAAAAAAAGTGATTCTGCTTGCATTGTCTCCAATCTTTCGAGATAGAAGTCGTTGTCAATCTGACCTTCCATTTTTCCTTGCTGAATCCACTTCATTTGTCGTTGAATGTAACTTGCGATTTCTTCTTCGGTCTCGAAAAGATATTCAGAGTGATCCATTCCTTCTCGGATTGCTTTTTCGTATTGTGGAAACAGATTGATTGCTGTCTGATAAACGTGCCGATAGTGAATCACGTCTTCAAGGTGTGTTTCTGCAGAGAATGACACGTAAACTCTCGGAGTTCCAAACTTCTCTTTTGTTTGAAGAACGCTGATGTTTGATCTTGTTACGATGTCTGTTGTGTAGGGTCTGTGCATTGGCCCTATCAAAGCATAGCCAATCCAGTTTGCAATTGTTCCTATTGTATAAAAATAATCTTTGTGTTCTTCGCTTTCGCTTCCCCACATGTTGTAATAAATTTGTTCAGTCATTTACCCTCCAGTTCTTTCAGAACATTTCGAAGCCGCAATATCATGTTTGACGCTTCAAATATTTTTTCAATTATAAATTTTAATTCTGTCTCATTTAAATTATCATTGGCAACAGAATCGATTGCAATGGACTCAAACCTAATCAAGCGTGCCATTTCGTGCATTATTTCTTTTTTCATTTTCTTTCTCCAGTTGTTGCAGGTATTTCTCGTCTACTACCATTGGCATACCTGATACCATAATTATCGAACAACCCCAAGGAAGCTTCTTCCTTGCCTTTATATTTGATCTTCTGATCATATCGATCAACGTAATCATATCATCCTCCTTGTATAAAGTGCGTGTGGTGCAAGGAATAGAAATGGTTTTCTTCAGAAGATCTCCAAATAGCATAAGAAGTGTCTCTATCTTTTTTCTTGTTGTCTCGAACAATTGCTTGACACTTTGGAATAACTTCGGGATCATTATCCAAATCCTCTTCCTCTATATTAATAATATAACATGTTTCTGTCACGTTGTCAAGTGAAAAAAGCAACTTTTCTTCTTCACCAAGTTGACCAATGCCAATTGTCGAGATTCTAGAAATTATTTTTTTTTCGTGCAACTTTCCAAAATCAGGTTGGGTGTGTTTGCAATACATTAGATTTTGAATTGTCGAATAAATAAAATAATTTACCTTTGAAAAGTATTTCAAAGCTGTTCCTGTTCCAGCGATATCCATTATTTTTTTATTGTCTAATATAATAAGGTTCTCGTACATACCAGAGCGGGCGTATTCTTGCAAGACCCCAAAGTGAACCTTGTGTCTTAGTTTTTCTTCTCGAGAACAAAACTCAAGATCAGGGACAATATAATAAACGCTTGTTCTAAAGCCCTTGAGAGCCTCAAGAACGCGTAGAGAAGCTCCGGCAATCTTACCAGACCCACAAAGAAACAAAGAGGCCTCATCGTGCGATTTGAGCCCCTTCTGCGTGAATTTAAAGTCAATCTCATCATATTCTTCAACGCTTTCTTTTTTTGGTATGCCATTGTCTTCGTCGAGAACAATAATCTTGTAATTTTTTGTGTGAGGTTTGAATAACTCAACAATATTCTTTCCGGCTTCGCCGAGACCGATCATTAACATTTTTCCTCCAATAATGACATGTAACTCTGTGGTATGTTGTACTCCTTAAAATCTTTGAGAAGAAGTACGATGCAACAATTATACAATCGCGATTGTCCTCTTATCTTCTTTTTAATAATTCCAATATCACCGTTTGAATAACCAAAAACATTTTCATATTCAAACGGTGATTTATTTAGAACCACTAGGTCTCCAACCTTCATCTTCTTCTCCTAATCTTGATAAATACTCTAGCGGAATTGTCTCCGTCTGTTCATTTCTAAATAGTTTTACTCTTGCGAGTGGGTTTCCAAATCCGATAGTAACTTTAAGCACTAGACCAATATCGCCTGTCTGATAGGTTTGCCATTTCCACTTCAAATAAGGAAATGTAACTATCACGAGATCTCCGGCTTTAATTTGATCCACTGATCACCTTTATCTCTTCGGCCCAAAAAGGTGCATAATCTTTTCGAGATCCAAGCATTGTCCAATAAATTGTTGTTTCTTTTGTAACTTGGTCTATTTTGACGATTATGCCAATCTCTCCATTCTCATAGCCAGTTGACTTACTATTGACAACCTCAATTAGATCTCCAACTACCATGTTAGTCAATTGGTTCACCATTTTTTATACAAACAGACATCACATCTCTAGTAACATCTCCATTTTTTTTATAAAATTCCCACAATAAGTTATTGTGTGTCTCATCATAGCAAACAAAAGAGTTTTCATGTTCTCTCCAACAATTCATGCCGTCTTGAGTAAACTTTTGTTGTATATTTCTTATATCTCTGTTGACCTCAAACGAATTGTTATGAATTATAAATTGAACCTTTTCTCGAGAATAAAAGGTGGAGACATATTTTGTGTCATACCTTTGGGCTCTTTCATTCCATAATTGCTTTTCATGTCGACATACTTCATACACATCCGATGCTATTGCTGTTGCTATAAAGAATAATAAATTTACCATGTGAACTCCTTCATTTTTCCTAAATTTTTTCCTAATGAACAATTAACTTTAAATTGTCCTAATCTTGTATCTCCGAACATTTCTTTAAGGTCCGGAATCAATCTTCTATCGTCTTTGTGTAGATCGATGACAATGCTGTCATGAACAACAAAAGCAACATGGGATCTCGATGCCCTAAGAAAGTTAGAAATTTTGCAAAACCTGTCAAGGGTGTTGTCTGACGAAGTTGATTGTAATAGGTAGTTGAGGGCTTTGCGAACGGGAGCAGCAATTGACCTTCCAAATGGTGTTTCAACTTTACCTTCTTTATAAAATTTTTCGAGAAGCACTTCTCTGTCGTAATAATCTGATTGGATAGCTTGGGATTCTTGGTTATAGAGCCAAGCGAATATTTTTGTTTTGGCAGTGTCTCGATCAATTTCTTTATCGAAGACGTTTTTAATGTTCCACTCATGAATGTCCTCCTCTGGTTGCTCATGTCCTTGTAGTGCTAGCATTGTTCGAATTTCGGCTGCATTGAAGTCCAATTCAAGGAATGCATCGTTATTTGGTCTTACGTGAACTTTAAGTTCTTTTTTTAGATTGAGAATCGGAAAAGAATTTCTTTTTGTTGTCAATCTGCCGGTTACCGTACCGAAAATGTCATAGTCAACATATGGAGTTGTTTCTCCAAATGCATCATAAAGATGCTTTGCCTTCTGGTCTTCCGCTGAGATACAATAAAGAGCAAAAGAGTTGAGATTTACTGGATGTCTTCTTAGCTCCTTTACAGCGGCTTGGGCTCTTTTTAATAAATTATAATGTTGTGGTTTCTCGACATTCTCAAACACCCACTTTGTGATTTCATTTTTGGTATCGAAGTAGTGTTGTAAGTGTTTTTGTGGTACAAGGTCGTAAAAACATACATCTTCTAAGTTTATTTGAGCGGTGCTAAAACCCTTGAAATGCGCCTTCAGCAGATTCTTTGCCGTTCCCCAACGTTCCCTAAGGAATTCGGGGCAAACCTCGTCAATCGACCTTCCAGACACCAGCAAATGCGCATAATCGATGTCTCTGCCGAACAGGTGGTCGGAATACGACCAAGTTTTTGTGATTCCCTCCGGAATTTTGTCTCGAATGAATGTGCCGTCAATATAAGTTCCGGCGCAGTCAAGCTTGTTGTCCATTAACTGGAATATCATTTGTCCTCCTAATAAGACGAACCACGCCCTCCCATCGAACTGCCTCCCTGCTGTCTCTGAGATTCTGTTATCGTCTTTCCTTCAAGTTTTGCTTTAAGATCATGAAATCCATTATAGTGATTCCATACTTGATCTCGAAACATATTATTAATATAACCGAAAGCTGAGGGTTTGTCAAGTTTTTTATAAAAATATTTTGCTTTTTTATAAATGTTTTCGAGAGTCTGGGGCCTGTAGACGTTATTTTCTTCTGTGTTTCTTATCATGATGTAATACCACAACTCATTTAAGTCATCATAGGGTCTGTGATCTAATGGAATTGTCTGAAGTCTGATGTATTCTGACACAGTCTTTCCGCATTTTACCGAGACAACTTTAATAAGAGGGTTTTTCAAAACATATTTATTATAATTTATATTAATATTATTATATAACAAATTATTATCTAATGTATATGTTTTTATATATCTTTGATTAAATATAGAATCAAGATTATATAAACCATAAGAATTCCTTATAGAAGAACCAGCAGGAGACGCTAAATCATATAACAAGACGTTGGGATTATTATGAACAATGCTAAAGCTCATGTTCAATGCAAGATTCTTTACATAATCAAAGCAAGGATGGCTTATTATCTCATCATATTTTTGTTGATCAACATCGTATGGAATATCAGCATAAGAGAAAGCTAAACCAGAGTCAAGCATACTTGAAGCAATAGATGTGTTCCATTTTGTCATGGTTAAAGGAATATTTTGTAAATTATTTAAAAAAAGATTAAAAAAGTTCTTGACATAGTCTTCATAGGATGCTATACTGGTTATACCAAGAACATTTGGTATGTGTGTTTCGTTGTAAAATTGGAAGATACCTTGAAGGTATCTTCCATACTTTAATTTAGGATTAGAATATGAAGATACCATTTGAAGATTACCAAAAGAAGAGCCTTCGTTGCTTACGATACCTCTCTCCAAGGCTGTGCGGAAGTTCAACCGCATAAGAGAATAAGAATCAGCTACAAAGTCAAACACACGACCGGAATCTGTTGAAACCAAGAAACTTTCGTTTGGAATAATTGAATTGTTTTGATTGTCGATAAGTCCATAATGAAGTCTCTCGGCAAAATGGAGATCCTTCATCATGTTTTCTCCGAGACCATTGTTTTCTGGGTAAGCTTCGGTCTTAAACTTTGCTCGGTAGTGCACTTGATTTCTTAAGAAATTTATGCTATTTGATGCGTCATATTTCTCAGACATTTAATTTCCCCCTTTTTACTCTTAATTCCTAGTGAATCTAATATCATATACAATACTGTCATCGTCTTTTTTAGTCAATGTCCATATCTCGTCAGCGTAGTCCATTTCTTTGAATGTAAGTTTATACAATGCTCTATCAGCTGGATTTCTAACTTCTGACTCATCATCTGTATCTAATCCTTTAAGCTTGCTTTTGGCAAAAGCTTCCAAAGAAGGAGGTATAGAAGTTGGGTCACTGCTTCCTCCTTCGTCAAGTGGGACTTCGCTTACTCTACCTATTGGCGGTAAAGTTACGGAATTTACTGACATAACATTAGATTCAGTTCTAATATATGTAAAGTCTATTGCGTCAACTTTCAATCTATCTTCACTAACTCTTAGAGAATTGACGGCATTGTTGAACGCTATTTCACAATTTTTTGGCTCGTTTGCAAACGGATTTGCATTTTCTGTTCCACCAACTATAGGAATCCTCGAGTCTGTTCCGATAAACCTAGTCTCTACCTTTATTGAGTGTTCTGATTCTGATTGGGTTGGTGTTAGTGTGTAACTTACTTTAGTTACAATAAAGTATCCACCAAGACCTAAAATATTTGGATCTGTGCCATTTGTATGTGGATCTGCTCTTCCAAGCTTGGGTTTCCGAGTTCCATCTGCGACTTCCAACTCTGTCCACGCATCTGAGCTTTCAGTGATTGTGGTAGACGCAAAATCAGATATGATAAAGTTTATTATATTTCCAGGGTAAAAGAAAGTATTCATTCTTTTATTTTTAATTTCAAAAGTTAGATTATAAACATTTGACAATAAAGCCAGTCTTCCAAAAGAGTTATTAAAATATCTTGCTTCGCGAAGATATGAATTTGATTCAACTTTTGAAAAAGAAACATTAGCACAATAGTTGATAGTAGTAGATTTGTATCCATCAAACAAAGATGGGACATATTCGCTATTTTTAAACTGAGAATCTGAATTTCCTCCTATTTTTTGTCTAAAGAAGGAAGGAAATTGCTGATATATAATGCAGTAATTGTGAGAACTTCCTGGTTTCGCGGAAATATCTCTTTTCATTATAGCCAGTCTATCGGTTGGTGGTCCGGCAATTTTCCCGAAGGGCTTTTCCGGATCAAGCCAATGCTCTTTTACCTCTCCTTCATTGTATTGTTTCCAGTATTCCGACGTATCAGACCATTTGTATTCGGAAGTGTAAAACCATGAATAAGAATTATCACTTAGAAATGTGCTTCTTAGTTGCGGTGGTGCTTCATCAATTTGTAACAAGGAAAAACAATTATCATAAAGAACATCATTTACCAATCTCTCAATCAAGTCTTTTATAAAAGGTCCAATTGCATAACTTTGAATTCCTTTCTTTACAATTGTATCGTTGTACCAACTAGCAAAAAATGCAAGATCTATGGGTATTTGAAGTGGATTAATTACAAGAGTTTGTGTAGCATCTTTGGGATCTGGTACTTCTATGCAGCCTACGATGAATCTTAAATTTAAATCTTGAGTATGAGTGTGATGAGTTGCGGTGTTGTCTTGATACAAACAATCAAGCAATATTTCCATTAAGTCTCCGAGGAAGAATAGGTGTAGCATGGTGTCTAAAGTATCATCTTTATCCCCACTACCTGAAAAAGCTAAGCCGCTTCGTAATCGTCCCATAGCAGAATTGCGTGCCATTTCTCGACGATTCGCCGAGCTGGGAATTGTTCCCACGCCATCGGCATCATATAAATCATTGAGTTCTTCTTTTTCATTTCTAGTTGTTTCTTCGGGAGTCAGTGGTTGATAGTTTACAGGCGTTGCCGATATATTAACATAGTTGCCCAACGATATATCTAAGTTATTTCCATATGTTCCCGATTTATATAGTCCTTGATTGATCGTGTAAGAATAAAGCAATCCTTCATCATGTAATCTCCGCTTCAACCCTCCATTTCTATGGAATGCTTCCGTTTCAATTCTATGTTCTTCCTCTTGAACTTTTTGAAGCTGTCTAATAAGTTTATCTGAGCATCCGCTTTTTGCTTGATTTTTAATCAGATTTGTTCTTCTTATTCTGTTTTGTATCATAGTGATATCTGTTAGAGCATCATTGTATGGTGCATTCATTACTTCTTCAAAATATCCTCTATAGGATATTGTTAAAGTGCATGGGTTTGTCGCATCATCGGAAGTACCAGCTGATCTTTCAATCTTGTGATCTATCATCGATAGATCTGTTATCAAAGCTACACTGGTTTGTAATGGATTAGTATTCTCAGTGCCCTCATTGTACCAAACTTTTAATCTTATTCTAGATGCTTCTGGTACATATGATGTTGCTTGATAAGCCATAGTTCCATCAGATGTACGATAGGGGTTGACAATATCAATAGTTTTGTCTTGAGAAATTGTTATCAAATCTCTTATTTTAACCATGGCTAGGCCGCCTTGCTCTAATGCATATCGTTGGTAAACTCCTAAATTTGCAGCAGTCGATTTTTGAGAAACATACTTTGCCATGGCACATGGAGTATTCAAAGAACTTATGTGGTCTAGTTGGATAGTAATATCTACTTTTACATCGTTTCTAGCAGTAGCAGGATTTGTCCCATCAAAGTTAATGGTGACATTGGTTATAGAATAACCGTGGTTTTTTGTTTTTATAGTTATTGAGTTTTCTATTTCTGTTGTTATCAGTCCTTTATCTTTTAGGTCTTTATAGACTGGATCATCATTTCCTGCCTGATCAATTTGGATATTGGTTGAGTTTTTCCAGATCTTTGCCTCGGACAAGCCGACATCATCACGATAGATCCAAGACAAATCCCACGACAAAAAATTGTTTATTGTTTCTGATTCGCTTGATAAATAAGTTCTTACGTTTTTGGGAATGATAAATTTATTCATCAACATATTAGGGTCTAATGAGGGGTTAAGATCGCCAATATCAACTGGGTAGATTCTTCCATTAAAAGCTTTGTTGAACTCATCTTCCCCTTTCCGCCAGGACTTTGGATATACTCTATAAGAATAACCTTTATGCAAAAGATCTGAAAATAACGCACATTGTCTTAGAGCCCTCTGCTCTTCTATGGATGGTGTTTTTGTCTCAATACCAAGAGCAGCTGCTGTTGCATTTTTCAACGTTGATAGTTGATTGCCTGTTAAATTTTCAAGATCGTCTACTGACGCAATTTCGTCACCTGCAGTAAGAAGTCCGGAGTTTTGATTAAAATATTCAACAAAGCCAAGAGCATCGATTAAAATTTCAAGGGAAGGTTCTATGCCATCTGATGTAATAGCTTGAACCCCTGAAACATATTCTGCAACCCAGTTGAGCGGATTACCATCAGAGTCTAGATAATTTGAATCTATATACGTGTCTATCCCCCCAGCTTTTAAGCTTTGAATAATCTTCTCATCGTTTAGAGACGACACCCATTTTTCATAAACAATCTTTTGCTGTTTTAAACTTGCTTCTTGTCCAAACTTATCTTGCCCATATTTTGCTAAGGTATTATACAAGTCGTATTTTATTTCTTCTTCAAATTTCCTTTTAGCAGTGGTTTCATTATATGTTTTAAATTCTTCCGCGGTGAAAGTTATTTGCGCCATTACAACACCCCAGTTAATATATTAATATTATTTACGATTATAACCTTATCGCCTATGGAGTAATGTTGATCTGTTGGTTTTTTGTTTATAAAGCCAATTATATACCACAAAGAACTATTGCCATAGTATTTTTGCGAAATCCTCATTAGTGTGTCACCATGTGACCAAATATGTTCTTCTCGTATTTCCAATTCAATATCAATAACATCTTCGAAAGACTTGGTTCTTCTAATGTTTGCGTATTTGATTCCTCTTCTGGAAAAATATTCAACATAATGGTCAGCAAACAGGATTGTTTTTGGGTTGTCAAAATAAACTGGCATTTTTTTATCTTCCTCCAATTTTTACAGTTTTCCTATTGTAAGGAAAAAAATGTGCGTTTTCTTTAGTTATAATATTTGAATCGGGCTTTGGTTTTAATTTATAGTTATCTTCATCTGTTATCATGTAATCGTAATTTAATATTAGATCACTTTTCGTATAAGTAAAGCTTAGTTTCAAACTGTAGGATTTGGGATATAGCATGCCATTCTCAACAAAATACCCCAGATCATGATCGATATTAAAAGATAGTTCATCTAGGAATAGTGGAAGTGCAACTTCTACAATGTTTTCTGGACTTGTTATTATACTTTTTTTTCCCGTTGGTCTCTCAATCATTGATGGTATGTAAACCAGAACATTGTTTAGCACATCTTCATCTGTTAATATCCCCTGTTTTTGATCTGAACTGACCTGCTCGCTTCCATCATAAAAAGTTTTAAAAAACATCCTAGATAAATATTGAATTTTAGCAGCATTTTTTTTGGCATCTAATAAATTTGCTGATGGCACATCGATTTCGAGCGAGTATTTAATTCCCATAAATTGATTAAGATCAGGTTTGACCCTAGAGAATACAGAATGATTTGTTGGGTCGGCTTTTGCAAACTTCGTTTTTAAATCTCTGGAGAATTCTTTTAAAAATAAATCAAACATAACGTATCTAGGCATTGAATCTTTTGTAGTTAATTTATTACTTATTTTATTAAACTCATAAATATTTTTTGATGAGGCTATAAATAAAAAAGAGTCTTTTCTCATTTTGACAGATGTATTATCAAGTTGATTCATGTTCTTCATAGACATGTCAACGTGAAAAGGAAACAATCCACTATCATATTGAGCTATTTCAGAGTTTAAAGTGAAAGGTAAGATTGTTTTGTTGTTTATAATATTCGAACTGCTATCAAACAAAGTCTCACTTTCATAATTTAATTTTAAATTTAGCTTTATATTTTTTGGGTATAAAAATTTATCAAATTCAAAAAATCCAGCATCTATATCCGGTTCATATTTTATTGATTCTATATAACATGGAAATCCTTTGCTGCCAAGATCATCAAAGCTCAAAATTTTGTTAGACTTGAACTTCTTACCTCCATTAACTAAGTTTGAAAAAAAAACAAAAAACAATGGAACAGTTGTATTATATTTCTCCGTTACATAATCATACGAGAAGCCTATGGGTATCTCTTCTGTTTCATCTATCGTCCTTATCTGATTAGTAGGATTGCCATATTCATCTAACACATATTCCACTCTTGATGTTGTTATTTCCTGCATCACTGCTCCTATGTTCCACCTTGTGCCCTTCATGGTGTATCTCTGCAATTCTTCAATTTTTGCTAAATTATTTTTTGATTCATTAACACTATGTGCCGGCATGTCAATTGTTATGTCATATGAAAGACTACCTTCTTTCTCGGCTATGTAAATGTCTTCTTGATTAGAGATTCGACCCTCTTGTTTATTTTTAAAAAAACTTAAACTTAGAGATGATATGAACCCCTTAAGCGCAACCATTCTTTCAATTGGAGCAGATCCAATATATAAAATAAACTCTGATTCGCTTCCATCCGCACCAGTTCCTCGAGGACCACCATCGATAGAGCTTATAAAAACATCGCTCAAGTGATATTCATTATTGTATTTTGTGGGAAACTTAGTCATTAAGATGTTCCTCTTTTTTCCACTCTAGCATCAATAAAATCAGACAATTTATCGCCCTTTGACTCAACCACCACTTTAATTGGAGGAAGCTTTAGTTCAGGCATGTTGACATCGACAGTTAATCTTCCTTCGCTTAAACTCTTTATAACTCCCTCGGAAGCCACAGCAAAAGAAGATTTGTTGCCATCGGTTGTCATAGCTATGAATCCATCAATTTTTAATGTTGAGAGTTCTTGCAAAGCAGATTTGACTGATGTAATTCCGGCTGCTATTTTTCCGGTATCCATTTTTGCAATTGCTGTTAAGTCAATTTTGCTTCCACCCATTGAGTGAAAAGATCCATGTAGTCCATCGAGTGATTTTGTGGTTGCTCCAATTGCTGTCGTTGCACTTCCCATGGATTCTGCCATAGAATCATAAGCTTTACCCGAGTGTTCTGGTAATTCCCAAAGTTCGGGAGAGCCAGACCTGTGGAACGCATCAAAAATAGCCCCTAAGCCGGCTACAGCAGCAACAGCTATTCCGACCGGTCCGGTCGTCGCTGCCCAAAAAAGATACCACGCCGCCGTTGCTGCGGTTAGAACATCAATTAATATATAGAGTGCATACCCAGCTTGTTCAAAACCACCGGTGACCTCAGCAATCCCGGAAAAGATCTTGTCAAGCAGCATCCCTAAACCTTGAAAAAAAGATAAAAAGGGAGTAAGTAATTTGAAGAACATTATTAAAATATTTGCCAATTTTGTTAAAGCCGGCACTAGTTCTGAGGCGTTTTTAGCGAGCTCAGCTTGGGCATCGGCAGCTTCTTGCTGTTTAGCTTGGTTGCTTAAATATTCAGATTGGGACATGTTTAATAGTCTTTGAGCCTCCGCGACAGAACTTACGCCCATTGCTTGTTGTATATATAGTTTTTCATATTTTCCAAGTGAATCAAAGTTTCCAACTGATGAGCGAACCTCTCTTCTTATTATCTCAATTCTTTCCGAATCGGTTGCATTCAACATTTCCAGAGAACTTAAGTTTGTTCCTAAAACTGCATTTAGTTGAGAGACTTGATCAGCAGCGCCCGAAAACGTGTCGAATTTTTTAGATATTTCCAACAGCTTACCCATTTCTAAACCAGTGGCTTTTACTTGAGCAGATAGCTCTTTAAACATTGAATTTCCTTGTGATCCAAATAGTGTTATTCTTTCGTAGGCAGTATTGAAGTTTCCAACCATTTTTTCTGTTGTTATACCAAGTTGTCTACCCATTATCGCAATTTGAGCAGTCGTTTCAACTGCTTGCTCAGAGGTTAGTCCCATTGCTTTTTCGAAAGTATCTATTAATTTTGTAGATGTTGATGTGCTAACTCCAAACTGTTTTAGTTTAAATACCGATGTTGCTAAGTTCACATTCATCCTATGCGATGTTGGATTAAAAGATGAAATGTTGTCTGCCATGGTTTTAATAACTTCTGAAGCTGCTTGTTCGTCTCCTCCGATCATTGTAAGGTTTCTTCCAATATCTCCAATTTGTTGTGCGAACACATTTCCAAAACCAGTAGCTCTTCCAAGATCTTTTGACACTTTTTCAATTTGTTTGGCAAGGTCATATGCAAATTCAACCGCACTAAACAAAATGTTTTTAAAATTGAGAGATTGTCCAATTAAGTTTTTACTAATCAGACTCGTCAATTTCATATTTTCTCCAATTGCATCTGACGATGCCATAATATCAACCATTCCGCCTAAAAATGTATCGGATGAATCTGCTGCCAAACCCACGCTTGTTGCTATTTTTGTGCTTATTCCACTTACTTTTTTATTAACATTTAAAATATTTTCATTAATACCTCTAGCTTTTTCTAGTATGTCTTTTCTTTTTTGTTCGTTGTCTAAATTAGCGTCCAATAAATCTAGAAGGGTTTGTTCACCTTCCAACTTCATATTCATGACTTCTTCTTCTATACCGGATCTTTCTAGTAGAGTCTTTAAAGACACTGCTTCAGCATCGGCTACCTTGTTTATTTCTTCTAATTGCTTTCTCTTTAATCTTAATTGTTCTCTCTCTTCCTCTGTCTGTTGTGCAGCAGTCACAAAACCAGTATCTGTTGCGCTGTTTATTGTTTTTTGAAGAGCTAAGATTTCTTGATTCAACTGCTCTCGTTCTGCTTGGGCAGCAAGAATTTCTTGTTCTGTTACACGAGCATCTCTTAATACATCTGCGTTCTGTTGTAAGTTCAATAAGATTTTATTCTGAAAATTTAATTCTGACTCATATAGGTCGCTTTGAAGTCCAAGAGCTTCAGCTCTTTTTTTCTGAATTCTTAAAAGCTCCTCTTCTTTCTTTGTTGACTTCACTAAAATTTCGTAAAACTCTGATTGATTTCTTACGTCTTCCGCGGATGCCCTTCCGGCATTTGAGCCTGTACTTGTTGGATCTGCCATTTATTAAACCTCGTATTACTCTAAATAGTTTATAAAAAAAATGCTCGGGAGTTCCCGAGCATTCATTATCTCTTCTTCATTGCTTCCGCTTCTTTCTTGTATTCTTCGATTGTTCTTTTAAGCCACCATTCTCTAAGGCCTACCGGTAAGTTATATAACTCAAACAAAGACCAACCTCCATAATGTTTTAATATAAAGAAAGCTTCATAAACGTTCTCCATATAATCAAGACTCAGGCCAAAAAAAGTCCGTTCCAAATGGAACGCTCATAACCTCCTTGTGGTCGCAATGTTTGCAAGTGAAGTCTTGGTTCATAACAATATCCGGAGAAATAACTTTAAAGCAATCCCTAAGGTATTTAGAATCTGTTGCAACCATATTGTCGCAAACATAATTAACAGTATTAGCATCAGAGTAGCCGTTAAAATCAACGACAAAGTACTTCATTTGCTTTGTAATCATGTCGCTTGTCATTTCCTTACTGGAACCCTTTGAAACAATGTCGAGCTCATCTTGACCCATTAGCGGTCGAATACAGGCATGTATATTTGATAAAGGAAGTTCCGTGGTAAATGTTCCGTCATCTTTATATTCTAAGTCTGTCCCATCAACATCAAAGCCATCATACATTTCGTAGTTTGCAAGGTCGAATTGAAACTTTGATTGCTCTCCGCACGCTGGGCATTGAACTTTTGCTTTATAATCGGCACCATAGGCTGATGCTCTTGCAAAAACTAAGATTGCGTTTCTGTCTCCGACATAAAGATGTCTTGCATTAATGCTTTTGTCGACTATTAAATTTTGAATAAGTCTGTCGATAGCAAGACCTTTCTTGAGAAGAGATCTGTTGGTTAAGATATCTTCATCTTTCGCGGTCATGTATTTGATCTCAATTGAGTCTTTTCCTTTTAAAGGATGTCCTTCTGGATATCTTCCTTTTGATGGCAACTCGACAAATTGAGTTGGAGCAACAAAGTCCATTGGGTTTGGCATTTGTGGGGCATCTTCTGATGGTGTTGGTTTATGACCGCCCATCAATCGGTCTTCATTATTTCTTCTCATTTATACTCCGAGATTTGTATTATTGTGATCTTCCATCTGTTTCAAAGGTTGTTGCATTTTTGTCTGTTAATTCTTCTAGCACGGCCCAATCATACTTAACGTCGATTGAATATTCAACGAGCCCATCATCTCCATAATCTAAGTCTCCCCATGAAACTTTTGTTATGATTGGATTATGAAGAACCCATTTTTCAATTGTCTGCCCATTAGAGTTTATTTGATGTATCTCTAATAATTTTCCAAAAGAGTTGTCAATTGTTGAGGCTTTTTCTGGGCTTGAAATTGATTTCGCTCTCTGAGAGCTGCCCGTATCCCCAGATGGGGTTGAATAACCAGAAGCCAATAGCATTTCCCATAAAGCATTGGCTGTGGAAGTTAAGCTTTTATTAGCGGTGTCATCTGCGGCGGTTCGTGTTCTTTGATCAAAAGTGAAGGTTTGATCAAAATGACCAATATCGACAAGAGTAATTGTTATTGGATCCCATTTTGCAATACCAGGATAAGAATAGTAATGGTTAATCATCTTATATTCTTTCGGTTCAATATTAACTTTTGGCTTTGAAACTGACTTGGCGGACAAGACATTGTTGCCATTGACGCTTCCAAACTTTAGCAAGAACTTATTCTTCCTTGTTGGACCTCTTTTGCCCTTGAAATCTTCTCCCCACCAAGTCATTCAAAACCTCTTAAGTAATGCTTCTATTAAATACAGGATCGGTGTCATCATCATTGTACGTAGCCCAATCATAAGTAAATCCTACTGTGATATCAGAAAGATCTTCTGAGCCATAATCCAAATCTCCAAAAGCAACTTTATTGATAAAAGGATTGTGTAAGGTCCATTTTTCAACACTATTACCATCTGAATCTAATTGATGGATCACAACTGATTGAAGAGCAGCGGTCGCTTTTCCTTTTGAAATAGTGTGAAAAGAACGTTGCCTTGCGCCTTGATCTTTTATATAGTCTGCCGTTGGATACACATATCCAGATTTTTCTAGAATTTCCAGAAGCTTGGTTGATGCATCTTCACTGATTGGATCAACTAGGGTTGCTTCGACGTCTTCCCATTTTACAGATCCCGGAAACTTAAATGTGTGTCCCATAAATTTATGCTCTGTTCCTGCCTCAACATTGATTGCTGGTTTTTCGACACTTTTAGCATACCATACGATTCCCTCGGTGGCACCAAGGCCACCAATCTCAAGCTTGAACCTAAATTTTCTTTTTGGATCTTTGCTTGCCGCGTCCAATCCTTCTCCCCAAAATGCCATAACATTAATCTCCTATTTATTCTTAATTAGTGGCTTAAACGAAATCCGCGCCTGTTCTTGTGATTACAAAATCAACCACAATATATTCGATAGCACGAGCTGGTTTGATATAAATCTTAGCATACATGACATTGCGATCAATCAAGTCTGCTGTTGTCGTTGTATCATCCAGAATCAATTTATAATCCGTTAATCCGAATCTAGCTGACACGCTTGATAGCAAAGGGTTTACTTGTCCTTTAAATCTGTTCCATGTAGATTGAACATTTTGATCAAACAATAAGTTTCTCGAGATTTTTGACACTTCTGATTTCAAGTAAAGAACCAAGCGACGAACATTGATTCTATCCAATGCAGATTGACCAGCTTGAAGAGTTTTTTGTCCGAAGATTACAACGCCTTCAGCAGGGAAAGTTGCAATTGGATTAATGTTTACTTCATAAAGCAAGTCTCTTTCTTTAGAGTCAAGTCTTTGTCTCGCTTGTAATACCTTAGGGCCTCTAGAGCCGCCAAGAGAGCCCAATCCGCCGCGGTTAAAGCCAGCGGGGGCAAACCATAGCTCTGATTGCGCTTGAGAGCGTCCGAAGGCTCCTAAGGCCGCTACAGATGGTGGGAGCCATACAAGATTTCCACCGTTCAAATTGTCTGAAGCTTGAACCCATGGGTAGAAAGCACAAGCATATGAAGAGTCTAGATTTCTAGATTTAATTCTTGAAATAGCGGTTGTTGGCGATCCTAAAGAGCTAGAGTCTGTATCTTCAACTCGACGTTCTGCTTGTGGTTTATAATCTCCTTCGAGATCAATGATTGCAAGAACGTCTTTTCTAGACTCAGCTGTGTCAATCACTCTATTTGTAATGACAGGCTTTCTGATACCAGGGATCAACAATAAGTTTGCAGGAACAACCTCAGGATCCTTTACGGAATCCAAAGCTTTATTGATTGTGTAGTGAATATAATCTCCAACATCATTTCTTGTTGAAGAAATAAGATCATCACGAAGAGGCTCTTTCTCCGTTACATCAAATCCTTCGAAGCCACCATGAAGAGGCATTAAGAATTGACGAACATTTAATCCAAGAAGATCGGCAAATGAACCTGAAGAAACAGTATAAGAAGAACCAGTACTACCTGAACCGAGATCATAAGAACCAACAGTGTAAGTTACAGAATTTGTTGCAGTGTCGATAACCAAATCATCAAGACTGAAAGTAAACGAGTGCTCAAAATCACCAGATGCAACGTGGTTGTTAATACCGGCAGGAAGTCTTCTCAAATAATCACAATAGTCCGGATCATATTGATTAGAAGTTGTAGAGATTTTTGGACGAATACCGTAGTAGGCACGATAAGGGTCTGGTGCTCCGCCTTCCGTTCCGTCTCCGCGGAGAGCAAGAGAAGGGAACAAGAACGACGCAGTGAAGTTGGTTGGTCCAGAAACAAAGTTGTTTACATCTCCACCAGCGACAGGCATCGATGCATTTCCTTTTACAAATGCTCCGGCAAAGTCGTCAGAGTCTACACCAAGCGTTGGAGTACTGCTAGCGTGTCCACCAGAAATATAAGTACCAGTTACTAATATATCATAAGTTGACTCTGCGACCAGATCAGCGGTTATTGTAACAGATGTACCTGCATCATTTGTAGCAGAAACGTCATCAAGTTGATTTAGTAAGTAAGCCAATGCGGTATATACTTCTTCAGCTGTGGTCTGACTCAGTAAGCCCAACGTGTGAGTGTTTCCGGTTAATGTTGGAGTTGCACTGTATACTACACCAGTGTCAGTCGTGATTGTTAAAACTGTTGATCCACCAACTGAGACAATAATTGTTTGGTTGTGTGCAACCGGAGTAGAAGGATCCGCAATCACATTGCTAGCAGCAGTTCCACTATTGGTAGCGTCTCCAAGAGTTTGTGCTCCAACAGAGCGATAAGCAAGAGTAAATCCTTTTGGACGAACAGGTCCTTTGAAACCAGCAGGCAAGAATCCTTGTCCGCCGCCATCTTTGATGAATTGCTTTAAGTCAACATAAACGATGTTTGATTGGTTTTGGAAGTCTCCGTAAGTTCTATAACGACGATTTGTTTCGTCCCAATCCAAGTATTGATCTCCAATTCTTTTAGCAATATAGTCAGGAGAAGATGGATTAAAATTAAGACCCGTGTATCTTTCAATAGTTTGGCCTGAGACGTTTTTAATTGCTACTGTAAATGTTCCATAGGGATTAACCGATGCATTAGCAGGAGCAGCAATGTTTTCAATTGCGATCATGTAATCTTTTTGGATGTCTTCTCCGACATGAAGAGACTTCAATCTAAACAAGTCGACTTGATTTTTTTCTTGTTGAGAAATTACCCAACCGGTTCCAGCTTCTTGAGCTGCTTCTTTGTGAGCTCCCCAGTTATAAGTGCTGGCAGATCCGCTTTGAAGTGGAAGAAGGACGCCATAAACAGTTCCTTCTGCGTTGTTTTCAAGACCAAGGTCTTCAACTTCTCTTGTGAAAGATTCTCCAAGCCAATAGTTCTCTTTTTGTGCTGATGGAGTTGTGAGGGAATTAATCAATTGAGGATTTGTATTAAATACTGTTCTGATGTATTTGGTTGAGTTTCTCGAGAAGTTAAAGTTAAGATCCTTCTTTGCAACACCAGAACCGCTAATTACCAACTTAAATTCACAATTAGATCCAACAGACTTAACAAACGTTCCTGCCTGCTCGACTTGTGATCCATCGGAAGCTGCAGCACCAGATAAGGCTAAATATCCCTCTTTCGCATAAAATACAGCAGCCAAAGAGCCGGTTGTCATTGTATTAGCAGAAGCTGACTCAATCAAAAATAAACCATATGCTGTTGAGTTTGTATCAACACTAGTAGAAATGTCACCACCTAAGTTCCAACCTGCTTTACCAGCGTCAGTTGATGCTTGTGGGTGTTGGTCTCCAGCAATCCTTACCATAGTAATAGGAGAGTTTTCCGAAGCTAACCATGCTTGAGCAGCATATGATGCGTAAGTAGGACCAGTAGTATTTCCATCGCGCCAAACATCCCCTTGGGCACCAGCGCCACCTGGAACTGGGAGGCCAAAAACTGATACATAATCATCCAGATTTCTAATTTTTACCGGCTTATTAGCAGGTCCTTTTCTTGTGCGACCAATAATAATTGGGCCTTCTGCTTCCGCTTCTTGTGGAATGAAACTTTGGTCAATCTCGCGGATCTCAACTCCGGGTGAAAGAAAGTCAAATTTTTTAGCCATGGATTTATCTCCTTAATAAAATCATTTTCCTAATAAATAGTAGCTCTATTTTCCAAAATCATCAAAAGTCTCTAAAAGAATCATCGTCGGATTCCCATGGTTTGGTATCTCCGACAATTGATCTTTCTCGGATAAGCTTTACTTCGACTATTGTCTCTCTTGTTGTGATTTTGGGAGCCTCTTCGTTTTCGCCATCGCCTAGTAAGTAGCCAAGAACTTTCAGATCAACTTTTGTCTGAAACATTCTTTCGTCTTCACCTAGGTTAGCAGTGTTGTTTGACATAGTCAGGTCTCCTTGAATAAAGGTTTCATATCTATGTCCGTTATGTTCTGCAAATATTGCATTAATTAGACCTGTTCTTGTTGCAAATGGTGCCATAAGGTCATTCATTTGCTGCTGGTACTCTGTTCTTAGCGTTACAGAATAATTAACTGTTACCCAAACAGGAATGGGCGCATAAGTTTCCTCATATACAACTTTTTTATTGTCTATTGGGAAATTATGGTCGTTATATGTCTTTTTTGCTTCGGATTGAGCAAACTTTCTTGTTGGATTTTGAGAAATCTTTCTAGAAACCAATCTTTGATGCTTTTTGTATCCTCTTGGACCATTTGTGTCTGGGAATACGTGAGCTTGCCACCCACCTTTGAAAGCAGGATCTTTGTTGAAGTTTGTTCTGTCAACCGATATCAAAGGAAGCTTTAGTTTTCCAACAGAATCTCGAATATCCTTGTCTTTTGAGTTGACAGCTCTCTCTGGTGACATCCAAAGCACGGGAACTTTACGAAATCCAGTGTTTGTTCTTGTGTGCAAGTCGAATCCTTCATTGATAAGGTTATATATTGCCATGTCAATGGTCTCAATTGTTGACGGGGTGAGAACTTTTTCATTATTCGCCATTGAAAACTCCATCTCTTGCTCTGATACACTCAGCTGTCACTTCAAATCTGCTGTCAATCTGTCCAAAAAGCTGTTTTGGCTCGTTGATCTTTACTATCTCATAGTAAATACTTCCGTATCTGACGAAATCGCCTTCTCTGACGTAAAGATTTTGATCTTCTGTCAATCTTCTCTTGTGAAAGTTAACTTTTAGCCCAGTTGTCTTATCGATACCTATGCCTTCCATAAAAGAAGTTTCAACTCCGTTGTATTCTACAAGGGCATACACTCGTAATGGGTGCAAAAAGTTTTTTTCAATTGCTTCTCCGTATAGTGGATGGAAGTTTGTGGTCTCCATGTCAATCGGGAAGTAAAGAATCTGTTGTCCAACAACTCTTTCGATGATTTCATCATTGACTTGCTTTACAAGATTCTTTTCTTTTTCTCCGAGAAACATCGGAGAGGGAGGCTGTGTTGGTCTTTCCCATTTTGACATCTAGATCACCCCACAAAAATCTTTAGAGGCACTTTTGCCACTAATGCATCCATGTTTTCAACCATGGCCTTGTCTGTCTCGGCAATCTTGGAATACAGCATCTCATCAAGCTGCTTGTTCAACTCTTCTCGGAGAGTAGTTTGCTCTTCTTTTGCTTGCGATAGTAGGTCTGAGGCGTTCAAAGAGACGTTATCGCCTGGAATTGGTACATTACCACCAAACTTGCCTCGAACTTGCCCTAGGGTCTCTTTTGAGAGCGCAAGAGCAAACCTGCGAATCCATTGTTGACCAACAGAGTTGATGCTTTCGAATGGAATATTTTCCATTGGCATTGTATTCATATTGTTGACACCATTTACACCAGAGTCGTATGATCCCGTAGCAAACGCTCCTCCGTCATTTTCAACAGTGAATCTAAACCAGAATCTTTCCGGTGACACACTTTGAGGCGTTGGGTAAAGCTTAAGCTTGTTGTCTAATATCTCATAGGAATAGTGTGACGTCCTCGTGTAGAGGTGGTCTTCGTATGCGATTGCTTGGGCTTTGTTTTGCCATGGTGGGATGACGTTGAAGGTTGAGTCATCAGCGTACTGACCGTAGTTATGAAAATCGCCCACAACATTAAGGCCGCCATAATAGCCATAAAATCTCCACATTTGTTTAGGTGATACATAATACACCTGTCTAATCTTAATTCGTTTATTTCCCATTCCATCCCATGCTTCTCCGGATTGAGAAGAGGATACAATGCTTTGCAAGTCATATTCTTGTTGATCTGTCACGCTTGCAAATGATGCTGAATAAACGGGTTCGGTTCCTCCGACCAATGCCTCAGAAGAAAACTTGTCAGCGTTTCTGAAAGCATAGTCGAATTGAAACTTGGGATATTTGAGAGAGACGCCTTCACCAGCAGTGATGTCTCCCTTATGATCAAATGACCCCGTAGGACCGCCTAGGGCGCTTCCTAGTGAGTTCCGCGCTTGATGGAGGTTCATGATGTAGGAATACTCTAAGACGGCTTCCTCGTAGTGATTAAAGACGTTTCTGGCGGTCAACTCAATGTCGAGAATATCTCCCCCCAATCTTTTATAAGTAAAAGCAACTTGGGCTCTCGCACCTGCTATAAAAGTTGCGCCGGTATAGTGACCAATAGCTAAAGAGCTTGTAAGTTCTGCATCTGATATGCTGTCCGAAGATGCGCTTATTGGTAACACAATCGCAGATTGCGTTGATGTTGGGGTTAAATCAGGGAAACTCATGTAATATCCTCCGTCCCATTAATTAGTTTGAAAATAAAGAAACCTCCGAAGCTAAGCAACGGAGGTTAAGAGATACGAAATGAAACAAACGTTTTAATCTTCGGAGGATTTCTCTTCTTTCTTTTTGCGAGATGACCTTTTAGGTTTCTCGGCTTTTTGTTTTGCTTCTTCCTCTGCTTTCTTTTTGGCAGCGGCTTCGGCTTCTTTTTTTGCTTTTGCTTCAGCAGCAGCTTTCTTTTCGGCTTCTGCCTTTGCTGCTTGTTCAGCAAGTTGTTTTGCTTGAGCTTCTTTGGCGGCTTTTTGTTTAGCAGCCCAAATTCTTTTCATTTTTGGTTTCATAAAAATTCTCCCAGATTTCTTAATAAATAGTGCCTAAAATAGAAAACCCCCGAACCGAAGTCCGAGGGTCTTTTTTGTTAGAGAATTAAGGATTAGGATCCAGATTCACCCAACAAACCACGGCAGATAACCAAACCGTACATATCAGGACGAACCATTTTCTTCGCATAGCGAGTCATGACTCCCTTACGAGGAACGAAGTCTTCTGGTCCGAAGATAGTTGGTGTAGTTTGCAACGGAACGTATGGAGCGTATACATATCCACTTTCAAGGAAAGAAGAACCGATACGAGCAACCAACACAACGTTACGTGGGAAGTAAGGATCAACGACAACGTCGAACTTACGATTCAAAGAACCAACCTTAACAGCACCGATATCACCTTTATCAGCATCAGCAGTTACGTTTGCACGGAAACCAGCGGTGAATTCCAAGATGTTAGCAACTTCAGGAGAGACAACAACGTGAGTAGCACCACCACGCAAAGTCTTTCTGTGAATCTGAGCAGATACGTCATTGATGGTTTCCACCAAAGTTTCATACCATTCGGAAACGGTACCAGTGAAGTCAGGAGCAAGAGCAGAAGCGCCAATTTCAGCACCAGTTTCGCGGTTCAAGAACATACCGGGTGAACGAGACCAGTAGTAAGTAGCAGCAGTAGCACCATTTACAAGGTCAGCCAAGATTTCACGATCGATTTCCAAAGCAATTTGCTCAGACAAGATTGAAGTCAATTCAACCTCAGCATCAATGTTATGGTAAGCGTTCAAGTCTTGACCCAATTCAGGAGTCCACTTTGCTTTCAACTTTTTGGTTTGTGCTGTGATCGCAATTGAGTCAACCTTGATGTCGATCTCTGGAATGCTTTCGTTTCCTTCTAGTGGGAACAATTCTCCAGCAACAGCACCAGGTGTACCTGTGACAGGATCAATTGTATCTTTCATAGGCATAGTCAAGTATCCTGCTGAAGCAGTAGTAGCAAGTTGGGTCCCAGTGTCCAAAGTGTGTGATCCAGTAGTAACTGTGAAAACAAATCGAATCGCTTCTTTTGCAGTCAAAGCATTAGCAGCAGCAACTTTTTGGGTCAAACGACGAACTTGAGTCAAGCCAGTAATGTCATTAAGATCCGTGATCATTGTAGCCATTTCTGCTGTATCGGCGACGAATGCAGATAAGTTATCAAAGTCTGGATCTCCGACTGTTGATGCAATATCCTCTTTTTCGACATCGAGAACAACTACGAGCTTAGCACTATCGGTAATGGTCAAAAGATCTGGGTCATACTTAATGTATTTAGCATTTGTTTGAGATACAGCTCCATCTAATTCAAAGATAGCGGAAAACCCGTTGGCTGCGGCAATTTCAGAACTTGAACCGGTTGGTGAAGCATAAGCATAACCCACAGAACCGTCACGACCAGGGCCACCAAATCCAGCTTTTGTAGTAGCATCGACCAATGTAACACCACTGACAATTTCAGAACCAACTTCGTTAGTACCATAAATAGACTTGGCAGTAGTGTTACCAAGACGAGTTTCGTTGAATTGAAAGTCAAGGAAGAAGATCAGACCAGATGGCAAAGACATCGGCTGAACGCTTACAAGATCGTTTGCAATAAGTCCGGCGAATACACGACGAACGATTGGAAATGCAACAGCAGCAAAACCTTCAATAGAACCACCAGCTAAAGACGTAGATTCTTTCAACAATGACTTAGCTTGGTTTTCAAGCAATACAGCCATGTTTTGAGCTTGAGACGCGTCAAGCCCTTCGAGTAAACCAGTTTGAGTCCACTTGTTTAACAGAGCAGCGCCTTCTTGTTGCATATTGCGGTTTACAACGCCCTCTGTAAGAGTTTCGATAATAGACATTTTTATTTCTCCTAAATGTTATTTTTTAATGCCCGCAAGCTTCTGCATCTTTGAAAACAAAGGATCAGCAGTTTGCTTGCTTTCGTTAATGTTTTGTCTAGAATTCAGCATAGAACTTAAGTTCGATCTTCTGTTGACGGACTCGCTAAGTGATTGTGGACCTTTGCTGTTAGGCGTTGATCCCACTGTAGCTCTGAGTGTCTCATGAAGATTTTTAGCTTCCTTCGGAGACTCCGCATTCGAGATGGCTTCGACAATTTTAGATTTTTGTCGCTCATTCAGGGAGGCATCGCTTAGAGTGCGGTTTTGATATAAAAGTTTTGCGTTTGACAATAGAGTCTCGTCCATATGCTCTTCAAGCTTGGAAAGGACGCGTTCTAGTTGCTTGTTTTGACGCGTCAAGGACTCTATGGTCTCATGTAATTCGTTAATGTGTCCCATGACTTCTTCGTCATCTGACTCTTCGGAAGATTCTTCTTCGGATTCTTCTTCATAAACAACTTCGGCCATATCAGCATTGAATTCTTCTCTTGATTCATTGTGTCGCCATACGCCTTTTGCTGCTGCAGTTGGTTCAAAGTCGACTACTTCCTCAAGAAGGTCACCAAGAATATCATACACTTCCTCAAGTGGTTCAGGTTCGGCCTCTAGGTCGCCAAGAAGGCTGTCTAAATCGTCTCCACCATCTTCCGCGGATGTTTCCCCTCCAAGGTCTCCAAGATCGCCTGAAAGGTCTCCTAGAGGCTCTTCCGGAGCTCCTTCTGCAGCTGCCATCTCATCTTGAGGCACTGAGAAATCTCCGAGATCTAATTCAATCATTCCGTTTTCATCTTCTGGAAGGTTGTCAACCATTGCGGTTAGTTTCATTGAGATATCATCAAAGCGAGAGTCCCATGCTGGAGGAGCTTCGACAGCAGCAGATGCTGCTGGCTCGCCCATTGCTGGTGCTTCTTCTTCTTGCATTAGTTCTTCTTCGACTTCGCTGATAATTTCATTTGCTTTGTTAGGAGCATCGTCCATCTCGAGCATTTGATCTACTGCTTCTTTGATTTGCTTTGAGTATTTGTCGAGTACAGATTGCTCTGCATTTTTGATTGCTTGCTCACGAAGGGCCGCTGCATCAGCAATCGCTTGTTCTAACATGCTAGACATTAAATTATCTCCCGAATTTTATTTTCTTCAATAAATAGTGTTTGTTTTGATAAAAGTCAAACTATTGTTTATTGTATCATGCATAAGGGTCAAACTTTACAACAGAAGAAATATGGATGCTTTCGTTTCCTGCCCAAAATTCTGACAATTCTAAACTAAATCCAAAAATGTCTCCTTCACTAAAAGTTGAACCAGTAAAGTTGTAAGTGTAGACCGTGTGAGATACGTCTCCGCTAACAGAGATGCTTTCTACTGGGGTGGATTCATACGCATTATCAGTTCCTGTTCCTTTATGGAAACCTGCTGTTAGAGTTTTACCGCTAAAGTTTTTTGATGATTTGATTTGAATTTTTATTAGTTCTCCGGCAAATGGTGCTATTCTGTAGTTGTTTGCATTTGGCGCCATCGTTTCCGAGAGAGTATCATCAGCTGGAAAATATAGTCGTGTGTAAGCAGAGCTAGGATTTTGAATTAGACCATCGTCAAGTTGATATAAAGCTCCTAGGATAATATCACCATTAGAGTCAACAAAGTTTCCATTTAAAGCTTGAACGCCATTGTTAGTGATCTGCATTCGAACAGAGCCGCTTGTTTGAAAATCGATTTGGTCTTCTCCAAAATCAATAAGAGTATTTCTCTCAGCATCATCAGCTGATTTGAGATCTCCGATTACTTGAGATCCTTTAGAAAATTTATATGCCATTTTTATTCTCCATTTTTATTATAAATAGAAAAAGGGTTGGACTTTCGCCCAACCCCCCAAGAAAAATCTTGTCTGCTTTATTGATTACATAATGAACCAAGCTGTTCCGTTACATACAAGGGATAAAGCAGCACCCTGAGTGTCTAGAGAAACGACATTGTCTGTCACAAATTCTAAACTCTCACCAGAATCTGGTGCAATAGATACAGCATTTGCTAAAGTATTGTCAATTCTTTTAACCTTGATTACTACACCTGACAAGCCAGAAGCTGCCGGAAGAGTAAGTGCAACATTACTACTAGCGGCATTAGCAAGAACAATTGTTTCAGCAGTTGGGTCCAATGTGTAGTTTGCGGTTTTTGTAGAAAGCGTTTCAATCATAGAAGACGCTACAACACCAGTCAATTCTGCACCATCACCAACGAAAGTACCATAGAAGTTAGCAGCTTGGATATCAACTAAGCCAGCAGAACCAGAAGCAATCCAGATATCTCCGGAAGAAGATGCATCAGCAGCTGCGTTGCTTTCACCATTTTGCTCATACTTCCACTGAACTTCTGGACCTTCGATAGTGAGACCAGCACCAGCAGCAGCTGCGCCATTAGCTGAACCTGAAGCCAAAAGAATATTTTTGTCTGCAATTTCAACTGCGGTTGAGTTGATGATAGTTTGAGTACCATTTACAGTCAAGTCACCGGAAAGTGTCAAGTTGGTGAATTGTGGAGAGTTACCTGTCCCCAATCCAAGAGAAGTTCTTGCAGTGTTACCAGATTCATATGCAAAAGCACCTGCACCAGTAGCAACAATGAATTCTCCATCAGATGAAGCAGCACCAAGTGAATCAAGATCCTCAAGAACACCATCGACAGCAACTGTGATGCTGCCTCCAAGAGACACGGCGCCCAGAGCAGCCATACCAGCTCCTTGAGTTAAGGTGATGGAAGAGTTGGCTAATTTTGCGTTAGCAATAGATCCGGCCAACATATCGTTTTCGACAGCGCCGTTGGCAATTGTCAAAGCACCACCAGAAGCGATAGTAGCATCACCAGAAACAAGAGCAAATGCACCGTTAGCAACATTAGTCATAGAAACTCTTTTCTCAGTTCCGTTGTCAGAAACCATGAATTCGTCCTGGGTTGCATGCGGAGCTTCAGCCAATTCATCTAATTCATCGATGTCAACAGAAAGAACACCAGAAGATAAAGCCAATCCAGCACCAGCAACATTTGAATCCAAGTGCATTTCACCATCACTTTGAGCAAGACCACCGTTTTCTTGAACAATACCAGAAGCATCAGAAAGGCCAATTCCGGCACCAAGAAATGAACCACCAGAAGTAATGTTTCCGGAACCTGAGATTGTAGTTGCACCAGCGATGGCACCAGCAGTTGTGATACCACTAGAGAATACTGCTCCAGCTTGGAAAGTAGGAACACCTTCAACATTTAAAGTACCATCGATATCAGTGTTACCGTTTGCAGCAACAGTAAATTCAGCCATCGTAATAGAATCAACCGTTAAGTCACCAGAAGCATCAATGGTGCTAGCACCTGTGAAAGCACCATCGGTTTGTGTAATGGATCCGCTAAGTTTAGCTTCACCTATTTGAAATTTATAAGCCATATTATTTCCTCCCAATATAACTTTTTATAATATGTATGCGTCGCGAAACGCATGAACACAATAAATAGTTTCGAACTTATCAAAGATGATTAGATGTTCTCAAACTTTTCTTAATAAATAAAGAACTTATCGGATCCGTTAGAATAAAGATTGATTGCGGCATATGGAGATTCAAGCACAACGGAAGCTTGTCCGTCAATCGTTTGAGACCCTGATGTAAGTATTGTGATGTTTTTTGTATCTGCTGCTCCGCTCTCATCTTTTACGGTAAAGTATTGCCCAGCATCATAATCTGCAGCAGAGGGAAGGCGGATGTCAATAGCAGCAGCTCCGGACACTCCTAGTATAGTTGAGGCGACAGAAGCGGTTGTTGTGGAAGTAATCGCCGTTCTCGAATAAGTGATCCCACCATTTATCGTTACGGTTATATCATTGCCTGAGTTAGTCGCTGATACACCGGATCCGACAAAGTCAAATGATGATACAGATGTTGTTAGATTAGATCCTTCGTCCTTGACAATGATGTCGCCACCAGAGCTACCAGAAATATCGCTAATAACGTCTGAGGCCATGTCGCCGACATACAAGAAAGCTCTGGCTGTTGTTGGAACCTTACTTGTTTGAGGATCTTGAACAAAAATAATTCCGTTGTAATAATCGATAGTCCAGTCAATTTCATCTGCTGGAAAGATTCTGTCTCCATCTTGATCATAGAGCGTTAGGTTGTATCTATTCGCTGCGGCATTAGATAAAAATGGAGGAACAATTTGTAACTTACCTCTTGTATCATAAAGCGCTTGTCCGTCCGTAAAGAAGCCAGTTCCCGCATTAGAGTTGGAACTGCTGGTCTCGTAATCAGTAGGTAGAGAAAGATAATATCCGTGGTAAGTGTTTGCAGATGCTTCAGAGCCACCTGCACCAGAATAATCATCTTCGTCATAATCTGTTCCAAGAATCTCATTTACGTCGAACTCAATGTATTCCACTGATCCGCTCTGTATAGAGAAGAAAGCGGAGATATCAACGGTATTCGGAACTGCTTCACCAAATGTTGTGTCGGTAGAAACTTGAACATTTGAAGGCCTAGTTTCATTACTTAGGTCTAAAATGTTTGAGGTATGCGCTTTTCCTAACGACTTCTTCGCCGAAATATTGATTAATGTATCATTTACCTTTGACATTATGCGTATACCATCCTTATTCTATTGATAGAACCGGTCCAATTTTCATGAGCAGTTATTTTAACCACAAAATATTGATTAGCGTAAATACCAGAGCTAAAGAAGTTTAGAGTTGCGATAGTTAATTCAGCAGTATCTGTATTTAAATCTCCAGTATATAGCCCAAAGCCATCAACTTTTGGATCTAATTGGTCATCAAGCGGACTACCAACGTCACACCATCCAGTCGACTTATCGTTGCCACCAGTATATGTTGGGTCTGAGGGGACCTTGATCTCAACCATCACGTTGTTGTTTGCTCCCAATGTACCTGTTTTGGGTATGAGGGTTGCATTTCCGTAAATAGAAATTGTTAGACCACTGGCTTGAAGTGTCCCAGAGTTGTTTTTAAAGTATCTGTAATATGTTCTCTCGGAAATGTCAAGCGAAGAGTAGTCAGGGTTTCCTGCAGGAGCTTGAAGGTTTGCGTGACCTGTATCTCCGGCGACACCAATTTTTAGTGGAGAAAATACTTTTCCATTGGCTGTAACCATGCCATCAGCATGCTCAGCATATGAGGCAGTGTCATTTATCGACAATGTTGAGTTCCAAGTATTGGCTGACGAAGTTACCGCTGCTTGATTCGCATAATTGCCTGAAACAATCCTGTAAGTTTCCAGCCCAAAGTATTCGTCTGTTGCTTCTGTGGTACTCCCAATAGAGCCAGAATATCTCATGAAATCAGTTTTTGTTTGAGTCGCGGCGGTTCCATTTGATTTGAACGGGTGTAGAACTCGACCAGATATGCTTGCATCTTGAGAAGAAAAGAACGCTCCAGATATAGAAGTTCCGCCATTATAAGTAACGCTTGCCGTAACCTCAATGCTTGTTAGCTCACAATCGTTGGTTTCGTTGAGAGATGGCATGTTACATGAACTAACTGCACTATCAAAAGTATTGATGCCTGATCCTGTAATTCTGATATTAGTTACTTGACAATTTGATGGTAATGGAAATGAGATTGCCGTTCCATTTTGATAAACATTGCTATAGAAGTTAGACCCAGTAAATGAAAAGCTTGCCGTAGGATTTGCTGCAAAGTATCCGATTCCTGATTGATAATAGATGTCGGTGTGATTGAAGTCACTTAGAACAGGTGTCGACACATTAGTATCATCCACTGAACCAGATGGATCAACCACCCACTCAACATAGTTTGTCGTTGTATCGGCTCCTCCGACTCTGTGAATAACTCTAGCGTAGTTCCATCCAGAGTTCTGATCATTTACTCCAACAGAGTATGTTCCAGTTCTATAGTGCAATCTATAGTCAGGGATTCCATCTGAGGTCAGGGATTCTGCCACTGATGACACTGACAAACCGGTGTCATCGGTTATAGATGAAATTGCGTTTCTTGTTGACTCTAGGTCGATGGTTGTTTCTTCAGCACCATTGATCTCGAGGATAAGAGAGCCGGTATATGCATTATAGAAAGCATTGGAAGCCCCAGCAGATGCCGTTGGGTTTATTGTTCCGCCCATAACTTCGAAAGCTGAGAATACTCCTCTCGTTACATCTTCATCGTCTGAGAATAGTTCATTGACATTTACTGCGGTTAGTGATCCAATCCCTGCAACTTTTGAATATCCGCTAACTGAATTATTGCCACCAAAAGAAAGTTTTGCAGCAATACCTGCTGAATCGGTCAAATTTAGGTCAGCAACTTCATCTGGGGTTGCCGCGTCGTCTGTATCGGAAGCTCCAAGTTGGAATTGTA